AACAGTCTGTAGTGTGTGCCCCTTGTGGCCAGGCTGTCCACCGCTCGGCTTTCCGCTTGGCTTGCGAAGAGACTTTGTCCTGCGCTGCTCACGAGAAGCGATACTTTCTTGGGATGGAGGGATACTACTGTTGCTGCTGTTTTTCTCGGGCTTCCCTGGTGTACTTGACGTATCGTCAGCAGCTTCCTCGAGTTCCTTGATGCGCTCTTTAGCAACGGCAAGTTCTGTCTTTAGATTATGTATCTCTACGTCCTTCTGGTTAATGACACGGTTGAGGCGTCCGATCTCCTCTGTCTTCTCGGAGTCGGACTTCTCAAGCTTGCGCAGACGCTGGTTTATCTGGCGCAAAACAATATCTATGTCAGTACAGTCGTTTGCCATTGTTTTTGGTGCAAAGATAAGCATTTTTATCCACATGGCAAAATCACGATTTACATCCCTTAACGCAGACTTTTGACTTGTGGAAAATGCAAAAACGTATCTCCTGCCAGATAAATTGTTGAAGGGCGATAATAGCCAAAGGAGACTTGCTGGCAGCATCACCGAAAAAGAACTCGCAAAATGAGCTGTTTTAAACAACCTACGTCCTCACCGACTCAATCATTAAAGAGTTTGTAATGATGATGAAAATAAGCAAAATCAAGTTTATGCTTTATTAACGAGAAGGTTTCTATAGGGGTGCTGAGTAGTTACTAGAATGAGAAACAATGAAAAGAAAGGTTAAAACTATGTCTATAGAGGATGCCATCAAGGAAAAATTCCCTGATGCTACTATATATGAAGTTAGAAACGACCGTTTTGGCAAATGTATATTAGGTGTAGTTCCCACCAAAGATGGGAAAGATCATATTGTCGAATGGGATAAAAGCGGGACTGCTTCCGAATGTGAGGTAGGCGGTAGAGACTTCCGGGAAATCAGATGGAACGAAGAGGAGCAGCGACCAGAATACATCCACACCAAGCTACTTCTCCACGACGATAGATTTAACGTACAAGTAGATGCCTCCAAGTAAATGTCTAAGCTGCCCAATAGGGGTGAACTGTATCAACGGAAGATACTGCCCCCTATTTCGCAGATATATAGAGCATAGCTCTGAACCACTCGGATGTACACCTGAAAAAATAAACGAATATGAAAGCAATAATGACACTGGAATCAGGGTATAAGGCTATCATAGATTTCCTTACCCCCCCACTACGTAAAAGATTCGAGACACAAGCGGAATTCGAAATCCGCATTCTCTCAGAAATCAACCGATCTCAGCCAAATGCTGTCAACAAAGCCGTAAAGCTACATATCCTAAGGCATTAAGGCTATCGGCAGCAAGTATTTTGTTTTGAGCCCGCAAACATTTATCTTTGCAGGCAGTTTTTAAAGGAAAAGAAATATGATCAAAGCAGAACAGATTTACCAGGCAACCGATGACGGACTGGACATAATCATCGCATTATACCCGGACGCTAAAGAATGCGTGCAGAAATACTGCACAGGAACGCCCAAGAAGCACTTTGCCATCCGAAAGGAGAATACCCCATCGTGTTCCCTGAAGAAGTACAAGGAATGCTGGAGAGTAACAGACTTTGGAGGCGAAGGAAATGCAGAATCTCCTATCGATCTCTATATGAAGGAGAAGAATATCGACCGTTTCCCTGATGCCATCCTTCGCCTGGCAGCAGAGTATAACGTTACCGATGAGCTCAAGAAGGATGTAAACAAGCCTACTTTTGCAGAACGTGATGCCACCATCGATGAGAAAGATGGTACCCGCATCTTTGAACTCAATGATAAATTCACGGAAGATGAACTGAAGGTTCTTGGTCCAAACGTGAAGCAGGAACATGTGGATGCCCTCAACTGGCATTCAGCCAAATGGATTGGATATGTCAAAGACCGCAAGGTCAAGATCAAATACAGCAATGAGCACTACCCTATCTTCATGCGTGAGTGCCTGGTTTCTCCAGCTGAAGGAGAGAAACCGGAAGTAAAATTCTACAAGATATACGAACCACTCAACTTCAGCAAACAGTGGAGATTCTCATATACTCCTGATGGTGTCAAGCCTAAGAAGTACATCAATGGTCTGGCTGAGCTCAAGAAAGCATACCATGAGTTCAACGCCAAGGAGATGGCTGAATTCAACAAGACCAACGTCGATGAATCGAAGGTCTATAAAGAGCAGAAACTTCCTGAAGCATTCATCTGCAGCGGAGAACGAGACAGCCTCTGCTGCAAGTCTCTCGGTTACCACCCTCTATGGTTCAACTCTGAGACCTACAAGCTCAGCGAGGAGGAATACAGAGAAATCATGAAGTATGTGGAAGTGCTCTATAATATACCGGACATCGACGAGACCGGCATCTCCAAGGGAACGGAACTTGCCCTGCGCTACATTGACATACATACCATCTGGCTGCCACAATGGCTCAGGACCTACCACGACAACCGAGGAAAAGGCCGCAAGGATCTCCGTGACTGGATGGAGCTGCGCAATACCCGCAAGGACTTCCGCAATCTGATGACGCTGGCCATGCCTGCCCGTTTCTGGGTGAGCAAGCTCAACAAGAAGTCCAACACCTGGGACCACTATATCGATACAGCGTGCCTCTACAATTTCCTTCGCCTTAACGGTTTCTACACGCTCCACGACGAGAACTCCACCATCACGAAATATGTAAGAATCACCGGTAACATCGTGAAGCTCATCACCACAAGAGATATCCGTGAGTTCTGCCGACAATGGGTCATCGACAGAGCAGAAAAGCGAGATATTCTCAACCTGGTATTGAATACCCCGAAGCTCTCCAGCGCTGCGCTCGATTCACTCCAGGAAATAACGCTTGACTTCACCAATTACACCAATCACTCCCAGCTGTTCTTCTTCCCTCGTGTCAGCATAGAGGTAACCAAGGATGGCCTGATTGAGTATCAGCGTGAAGGAAGCTCGCTCAAGAACTACGTATGGCAGGAGAACGTCATCGATCATAACTTCAAGAAGCTCGATGATATGTTCACCATCACGCGTACCATCGATGAGGATGGCAGACCGAAGTTTGATATCGAGGTCAAGAACGTGAGTTCTCACTTCTTTGGCTATCTGATCAACGCCTCACGCACCTACTGGCGCAAGGAACTGGAATACAACTTCGAGGAGAGAAGCGTTGATGAAAAAGAAGCATATCATAAGGCTCACCTATTCGATATCGCAGGTGAAGGCCTGACCGATGTCGAGATTGCCGAACAGAAACAGAACCTCATCAACAAGATATTCACATTCGGGTATATGCTTCATCATTACAAGTCTCCCTCACGAGCATGGGCGCCTATGGCCATGGACAACAAAATCGGTGAAGACAACGAATGCAACGGCCGTTCGGGTAAGAGTTTCTTCTTCAAGACACTCTCTTTGCTGATGAAGACCGTTAAGCTGTCCGGTAGAAACCCGAAACTGATGGACAACCCTCATGTCTTCGACCAGGTAACCCAGCACACCCAGATGCTGCTGCTCGATGACTGTGACCGGTATCTCAACACAGGACTCTTCTATGATAATATTACTTCAGATATGACTGTAAACCCAAAGAACAACCAGAGCTTCACTATACCTTTCGAGGATAGCCCGAAAATTGCCTTCACTACTAATTATGTGCCGGCAGATTTCGATCCGTCTTCAGAGGCGAGATTGCTGTATATGGTGTTCTCAGACTATTATCATCAGCGCACGGAGGATAATGACTACCAGGAGACCAGAAGCATCAGAGATGACTTCGACAAGGATCTATTTTCCAAGACCTATTCTGAGGCCGAATGGAACGCAGATATCAACTTCTTCCTGCAATGCTGCCGCTTCTACATATCTCTCGTGGGAGAACCCGTAAAGATACTGCCACCTATGGAGAATATCGTTAAGCGCAAGTTTAAAGCTGATATGGGTGTAAACTTCGAGGATTGGGCCAGTTCTTATTTCTCTGAGGAGAGTGGAAGACTCGACGAGTTTGTCGTAAGAGAAAAGGCATTTACAGACTTCAAACAGTTCTCTGGCCTTAACAAAGCAACGACACAGAGCTTTACCAAGAAGCTGAAGGCATTTGTGGAGCTATGCCCATACATTGAAGCCCTGAACCCGGATGACCTCTGTAACAGCCAGCATCGCATTATCAGAAGAGATCCAGCGCATCCTGATGGAAGCCCGGTTGAGATGATTTATCTCAGAAGCAAGAAGAGTGATTCTCCAAAAGAAGAAACTCAAGCAAAAAAGGGTGATTATCAATCGACAATCGACTGGAGCAAGATAGATACTAATAGTAACGAAGCTTTCTAACCCCTACATATATAATAGGGTATATAGCCCCAAGTTATAGTGCAAAGGTACAAAAAATATCTGAATTATGCAAATATTTTCGGCAAAATTTTCAAGCGAAATTCGCTGATTTTTATATTTCTTTTCTCATGTTACGAGGGAGTGATGAGCATCTGTTCATCGCTCCCTTTTTCGTCTTCACCAGGTATGGCCAGCTCTGCCCGACAGGCTCATTTTAGCCCTTTTCCCCCGCCTACCGCTGTTTTCCCCACTCCCCTTTCTTATTTATTATACAAATCTTTTGTAACTCTGTAACAGAATGTTGGTGAAAGAATATAAATAACTAAAAAAGAGCGAGTTAACCAAAACCCGAGCCGTTACAAAGTTGCGTTACATCTCAGTTACAAAGTTTTTGAAGTTTGTAACGAACTGTTTTTGTAACAGCGCCCCACCTTCTCATATAGGTTATGTTACAACTTTGTTTTGGCTCACTTTTTTGTATCGAAAAAATGTATCAAAAGAATAGCACTGATTATCAGTAAGTTACAAAGCCGTAGTTACACGATACAAAAATACAAACTTTACGGACGAAATTACATCACATCAAATTTACTAAGAAATATTAGCTTTTTACCAATAATTATTAGTTATCTCAATTTTTATTTGTATCTTTGCCGAAAAATGGCATATGAATAGAGTAGTTTACATCAAAGTTCCTGCGCATATCAGGCAATGGGCATACCACAGTTATGGGAATCCAATTATTTTCCCTATCATCGGCAACGAGGTTGCCGTCATACGTCGGTTCACAAGTAAACCGCCTCAGGCTAGACTGTCGCCTGTAGAACAGGAGAACCAGGAAGAGATGGAGAAGGCGGATGCCGCCTCACTGCACCAGAGCGTGACGAATACCTTCAAAGATGAGGAGTACGAACAGAGCCGATGGCTCATTCACCCTAATGAGTATATCGCCATCTCGCTTCCGGAATCCAAGGCGAAGCCAATACGTGAGTACAACTACCTGGGCCCACGTGCCAGAAGAGCCGTGAAGGAGATGATCACCGACCTTTTCAAGATAGACCTCTGGGCATCCCTGAAGGACATCGCTGACCGCTCATGCAAGCTTTCATCACTCATTTCAGCCTGGTGCGAGCAACATGGCATTGGCATTGATTATGAGGATACCGTGCGCCAATGCTTCTACAGAATGCGCGATCAGCACGCAAAAAAGGGCGTAAATTTAAACTCTACAACAAGATTTAATAAAGATTAATACAATTTTTTCCGTTTCGGCGAACAACTCCGAACAGAATAGAAATATTCGAAATAACCAAACAACTTAGAAATATGGCATACATCAAAAACATCATCAAGATTGAGATGACAGAGGCAGAAAACCTCAAAAGTGTCGTCTTCCCTATAGATCAGAGATGCATTGTACCGTCGACTGCTAACTTCCGGTCAATTCAATGCAAAGTTCCGTCAAGTTGCGAGATTTCCGACAAAGTAGAGTCAAAAGTCCGCATTTTCACCTCCAAGCTCACCTTCAAGTCGTGCGAGCAGATAGATCCGAACTACCGACCTCTAGCCTTCAGAATCACCACGGCAGATGGCATCCGCTACCTTATGGGCTGCGACCGCCGACCATATCCGGTACTCACCCGTACCGAAAACCTGCCAAGTTCACATACGGAATCATCCCTGATTACCTATACAGCGACTTGGACAGACGTCATCAGACCGCTCCAAATCATAGAATAAGTTTTTTTATTTCTTCTCCTTATTATATAACTTTGCGGCAATCAAATTCGCTAAGTTGTATGAAATATCAAATATCTATCACCGGTTATATAGGGTCGTGGACCAAGTTTATGGTCCGCGATATCCTTAATAACAACAAAGGCAAGCACGTCGATGTAGCCATCGATTCGCCGGGCGGTGCGGTTTCCGCAGGTCTCGCCATCTGTCAGATGTTCAAGGACCATGGCGATGTGACGGTTGACTTTCAGGCGGGCTTCTCTGCATCTGCCGCCACCATCTGTGCGATGGGCGCCAAGAAGATTCGAATGAACAAGTACAGTTTGCTCCTGGTTCATAAATGTTCCACGGAGCAGTTTGTATGGAGCGCCCTCAATGAGGAAGAAATCGGTTCCCTCATCGAGCAGCTGCAGAAGCAGCAGGAAGACCAGCAGAAGATAGACAATATCATTGCCAATGTTTACTGCGATCGCTCGGGAAAGAAGCACGAGGATATCATCAAGGTGATGTCTGAAGCCAAATGGCATACCGTGGATGAGTGCATCGATCTCGGTTTAGTCGATGAGTCGATGGATGGCAAGCCGGCTGAAATCACGGAGTCAACACAGAACTTCATCAAGTACAACAATCTTCCAGCACTGCCAGAGGTCATCAATTCCTGGTATGAGAAGAAGCCGGGCTTCCTGGAACGAATCTTCGGAAAGGAAAACTCACACAAAAATGTTTTAGATATGATTAAGAAATGGACTCACATCAACAATGTTCTCAACGTAGAGGGCATTGAGGCAGAGGAATCAGCCAAGGACTGCACCATCTCCCAGGAGCAGATGCAGAAGCTGGAGGATAAGATTGCTGCCGACTCCAGCTCGATCAAGACCAAGGACGAGGAACTCGATAAGGTCAAGAACGAGAATAAGGAACTGGAGGATAAGGTCAAGAACCTGGAGAAGGATAAGCAAGACCTTGAAGAGAAAGTAAAGGATCTGGAGAAAGAACCGGGTGGCGAAACCCACACTGCCGTAGATGACAACAAGGCTCAGGACTTCTGCTCAGATCAAGTATCGGACGTTTTAATTGATTTTGCATAATATGGCAGAGAATGATAAATTTGTTGCACCTGTTGACGTACAGGAACAGCTGCAAAAGACGGCAAAGATCTACCGTAATAAGTTAATCACCATGCCTACCAGAGGTCTGAAGAAGTCACTCAGCTACATGACTCTTCGCCCAGGCATCCGTGTATCAGAGACCGTAGGCGAACTTACAGGCGGTGCTGAGTTCGGTCCATACGATGAGAACCGCGTAGCTGACGGCAATGTCAAGATTACACCTCGTATCCTGGAGGTGTTCTTTGGCAATGTCGATATCAAGTTCTCACCTAACTCAGTTTATTCCACAATCTGGGGCGCCAACGTCACTAATGGCGATGCCCTGAAGAATGTGCCTATCACGCTGCAGGTTCTTCAGCTCCTCGCCCTGAAGCTCGGCAAGAACCTCGACAAGGTTCTGTTCAAGGCAGTACGCAACCCTACAGGAACAGGTTCGGTTGACCTCTTCAATGGTTTTGATACCATTGCCAAGACCGAACTGGATGCCGGCAAGCTTTCAGCCGGTCTCGGAAACCTTATCAAGATTGCAGATATTCTGGGCGACAACAAGACCATCAACGACGACAACGCCGTAGATTTCGCACAGGGCATCTGTGAATTCGCCGATGAAGAGCTGATGGCAGAGGATAAGGTTTACCTTTACGTTCCTCAGTCATTCGTCAACCTCTACAACCGTGCCTTCCTCAAGAAGTTTGGTGCTGCTCCTTACAACAAGGATTACAACCACCTCACCGTAGAAGGCTTCGGCAACGTAGAGTTCGCTGTCCTTTCCAACAAGAAGGATGCTCCTTTCTTTGAGCTTACTACCAAGAGCAACATGCTGGTGGGCGTCAACGAGATCAACAACAACGATGCTGAGCAGATTAAGGTCGAGAAGTATCACCCATGGAAACTCGACTTTATTGCTACCAAGTTCTTCGGTACCCAGTTTGAGAGCATCAACAAGGAGCGCGCCCTGTTCATCACCGATGATGGTACCAAGCCACTCATCCAGAAGGCAGCCACATCATCTGCCAGCCAGACTGGCGGCAAACAGAGTGGCAAGGACGCTACCGCTGACGGAAACGTCTAATGTTTCACCTTATATAATATAGGAGATTAAAAAAATGGCATGTACTAACAAAGATTTATATAAATCAGTGCGCAAATGTCCGGGTACGATTATTCGTCCCGGCATTAAGCCGAAGTTCCTGGCCATCCCGCTTTCGCAGATTCTTGCATGGCCAAAGCTTCCAGATCCTGGCGATACCACCAAGGGACTGGAGGAACTCGCCACCTATAAGGGTGACTTCACTCTTGCCGCTGATGCCAAGTGGCACGCAGTTGACCTCGTAGCACTCAAGTCTTCCATCACAACGGAGACTCAGGGCGAAGCTCCATCAGCTACCTTCCTCAACAAGGCAGAGTATATCATCGGCGGCACTGATGCCGATATTACCGGTTTCGGCCGTATGGCGATCAATGACGAACTGGTCTATGCCCAGCAGGATCCTAATGGCCGCTTCCGCATTCTCGGTAACGAGATGTTCCCGGTGAAGACCACATTTGCCCAGAACAGCGGCGCCGGAGCTACCGACTCAAAGACCTCAACTCTCGGCGTAGAGGCCACCGATTTCTGCCCTGCTCCATACTATGATGGCAAGCTTGAGACAGATGAAGGTGATATCAAGGGCAGCGATGGCTCTGCTTGGGAAGCAACCGGTCACGCGTAAGATTTGCCCAAATTTACATAACTACACATACTGATTTGCTTAGGTGGCTCTCGCTTCGTGCCTGAGCCGCCTTTGTTTGTTTTCACCTTATTATATAATTGAATATGGATCATCAATTTACCAGACAGATGCAGGAGTGGCTCAACTCCAAGCACGAATCGGATGCTGAAATCATCAAGGGAGCAGATATGCTCTTCCGTCTCAACCGAAACCGGTTCTATCATGTCCGAGCAACCCGACAGCCACAGGCATACCGCACCAACATAGAGTATGAACTGAATAAGTTCCTCAAGATCCGTCTCGACAACATGACCATCGAGGAGGTCAGGAAGATGAACGATATCGTAATTCCTGAAGCCCAGGCTATCATTGCTGAAGGAGAAGCGGAGAAAATCGGAGAAAATCAGGGAAAATCGGAGAAAAACGGCGATTCCATCGAGGAAAATGCCTCTACCGATGATACAGAACTCCCGTCCTCGGATAGCGATGGAGTGGCTGTTGTCCGTAAGGGCAAGCGCAAGGATCACGATTTCCTGCCCAAGGAAGTAGCCGACCTCTGGGATATCAACGCCAAGCGATACAAGGAAATCAAATCTACCTTCGAGACGCTCAAGGCGATGGAAGACAAGGAACCATGCGACCGATACGAGCATCTGAAGATTCTTTCGGATCTCGACAAGAAGTATCGTGCCGATATGCTCACCTACGACTCATACCAGGTAACTCGTGCCGACCGTGACCGGGTAGCTAAAGCCAGACTCGCCGAAAATGCCAGCCAGGATTAAAGTTGCCGATATACTCAAGCCCATCGATGAGGTGAAGACACAGGCATACTTCGGACGGCACCTGCACACACTCGGACTCATCAAGTGGATCCTTTCACAGATTGGTCCTGCTGATGTGTGGGTGTCTTCCTACTCTACCTCCGAGGAGTTCCTCAGAGGTTTCCGCCTGATGCGGGATTCGGGCAGCATCTCGTCGGCAAAGATGCTGCTGGATGTGAAGGCAAGCAAGAAGACCGTACACCTGTGGCGGCTTATGTCGGCATGCTTCGATGATGTCTATCTGGGCGAGAACCATTCCAAGGTGACGCTTTTCCGGAATGATCAGCATGTTGTTTCGGTCGTCACGTCCCAAAACCAGACATACGGCAGCCGTGACGAGAGTACCATCATCACCACGGAACCACAGGTCTTTGCCGACCTGTTCAATGGATATACCAGTCATTGTGACAATCAAAGCTTAAGAATCAATGGAAATTACTCAGGAGTTACTCAACAAAGTGCAAGAGCTGGCAGAGAACCTGACTCCGATCTCGGAGATGTCCGTCCTTTTGGATATTAAGGAGGATGTTCTGCGTGAAGAGATTCTCGACCCTGCATCAGAGCTCCGGCGCGTCTATTATCTGGGCATGGCAAAAGTCAGGCAGCAGATTCGCAGGAATGAGCTGGAGCTGGCTGCAGCCGGCTCACCTCAAGCCGTACAGCGCACACATGAATATCTGAATAAAATGATAGAGGAGATCAAGATATGAGAGAACCAGCCAACATCGATGCCATCATCGACCTGATGGACCGCACACCCGAAGAGATGGATGCACAGAATGTTCCCGCACCCGTGCGTGACCGCATTCTGCGCATCCGGGCTCTTTATGCCTGGTGGCTCATCAATCCACGCAAGACAGACCAGGAACTTGTCTTCAAGGATATGCAGGACTACAAGGTTCAGCGCATGATGGCTTACAATGACCTGCACCTCATCAAGCTCATACTGGGCAACCTGCAGAAGGTTTCCAAGGACTTTGCCCGGTACCGCTTCGACCAGATGATTCAGCGCACCTACGAGAAGGCAGACAATATGGGCGATGCCAGAGCTATGGCTGCAGCTGCTGCCGCATACGGTAAATACCACCTGCTCGACAAGGAAGACCCTGTGGATAACGGCTACGACATGATCCAGCCTCAGGTATTCATACCTACTACCGACCCTCGCCATCTCGGACTGAAGCGCATACCGAACGTGATGGGTACCATCAAGAAGCTCATCAGGAAATACACCGACAACTCCATGGATCTCATCAGGATCGAGAGCGAGGATTATGACGAGCAGCTCCTGGAATATACACCAACAGAAGAAGTCAAGGAAGAGGAGAATTCATTATGATAGAACAATATTTCAATCCGGCACAGCAGGAAGTAAACCTCATCAATGCCCGCGACTCTGTGGTCGTGGGCGGTCGTGGTATCGGAAAGAGTATCCTGCATGCCACCTTCAACCTGCGCAACATGCAGCGTATGCCCGGAAGCGACGGAGGTTTCGTATCAGCCAACACCAAGCGATGTCTCACCAATACGCTTCCTTCCATGCTCCAGCACTGGGAGCGATGGGGATTCCACCGGGGCAAGCATTATCTCATCGGCATCAAGCCACCCAAGAAGCTGGGATGGCCGGAACCGGTAATCCCGCCTTCCAACTGGGAAAACACCATCTCTTTCTATAACGGGTCTATCGGTACCATCATCTCGCAGGACCGCAAGGGAACCTCCAACTCCCTCTCGCTCGATTACCTGGATATCGACGAGGCGAAGTTCATCAACTTCGAGCAGCTGAAGGATGAAACCTTCCCTGCCAACCGTGGTAACGTGAATCTTTTCGGGCGCCACTACTACCATCACGGCATGCTCATCACCTCGGATATGCCCGTAACCAAGAAGGGTTCCTGGTTCCTCAACTACAAGAAGGACTGCGACCAGCAGCTCATCGACGCCATCTCTTCGCTCGTGGTGGAGGAATATGATATCCGCAACCGCATCAAGACCTCAGGACACATCAGCCTCTATGCCAAGCGCAGACTCAAGGAGATTGGACTGCACCTGGCACAGCTGCGCTCCAAGGCTCTCTTCTATAAAGAGTACTCTTCAGTATATAACATCGAGGTGCTGGGTATGGATTTCATCAAACAGATGAAGCGAGATCTGCCTGCCCTCACCTTCCAGACCTCCATCATGTGCAAGCGCCCTTCCATCTCGCTCGACGGCTTCTACTCCAATCTACGGGACGTGAACCTATATACGGCGCCAAACCTCGCCTATCTGGACGGGCTGGAGTATGATATCGACAAGCTTCAGCATGTGGATTCACGCATGGATGATGACGTGGATTCCGACCGCCCGCTGTGCATCGCCTTCGATGCCAACGCCCTGATCAACTGGATAGCCGTAGGACAGGACAACCTGCGGGGTGAAGCCCGCTGCCTGAAGAGTATCTTCGTGAAGTATGAGGAGAAGCTGCCTGCCCTGCTCGATAAGTTCATGCAGTATTACGAGTATCACCGCTGCAAGGAGGTGAACTTCTACTACGACTCCACCTTCGTGGGCAACAACTACGCCCTGATGAATGATGACTTCCACACCTTCATCACCAACTACCTCACAGACCATGGCTGGTATGTGAACGATGTGTATCTGGGCAACCCGATGGGACATCTCGAAAAGATGCTGCTCCTCAACCGTATGTTTGTGGGAAGAGCTGAGCACAGGATAATGATCAATAGCGAAAACAATGAAGACCTGCTCATCTCCATCCGTCTGGCAGGAGTGTATAACGGCAAGAAGGATAAGCGTGGAGAGAAGCTGGCTGAGACCGAAGAGGATAAGCTGGAGGCCCGCACCGATGGTTCTGATGCCTTCGATACGCTGATGATTGGTATAGAGAAGTTCCCGCAGTCTGATGGGTACATCGCTACCGGTTCTATGCTGTAACAGATAAGCTCTCATAAAAATTGTTCTAATGTAAATCTGGTGGTGGCATTCTTGCCCGACCGCCGTTGAGGGGGAGTGCGCTGCGAAGCGTGCTCCCTTTTCTTTTCCTTTTACCTTCTTACAAATTCTTTAACGGTCGTTTACATATTCCGCCCGTCTCAAGGAGGCAGGAAGCGCCCTCGGGCGTAGGGCAGTGGGGGGTCCTTTCGGCGACAAAGGGGAATTATTTTCCCTTTGAATCCCTAAAACCCCGATAAAATCGAGGTTTTCCAACCTTTGGGTGTGGAAAACCTGTCGTAAAACGACACATTCGGCATCTTCAACTTCGAGGTCGAAGCCTGCCGAATGTTGCGATTTCATCGGTCTAAGGTATGTTTTCCGTTCCAAAGACCGCAAAACATCGTTTTTTCATAGCGCAAATTCCCCATCTCCCTGTATTGTATATTTTAGTTAAAATTTGCGCATTTTTATGCCCTGCTCTTTGTTCTTTTGGATATTATTTATTATCTTTGCACCTACAAAAGATAATAATGCTATGCATGATTCGGGCAGGCTTCGTGTAGAGCAATATATAACGATATACAGCTGTAATGGCTCGTGCTGAAGGACTGCCCTCTGGATGCACGAGCCGTTTTTTGTTAGAGAATGATTACAATAGAACAACTTAATGACTACGTTCAGAAGGTTCAAGAGTCAACAGGCTATTGGATGGTACGTACTATGGGCGGAGATTACTACGAGGAATTCGACAAGGAAGGATTCGTTGCCATTGGATATAACGAAATAACACGCCATGAGATAAACAAACTGGATGCTGATTGGAATAAAGCAAATGTGCAACTTAGAGAAAAGGTTAAAAAACTCTTTCCTGATGTACCTCGTCCTGGGCATATAGCTTCGCAGTTGCTGAGATTTTGTCGTTCTATAAAACCAGGAGACCTAATCCTTGTGCCAAGCCATTCGTCATATAGAGTGAGTATATGCCGAGTTACTGGCTCCGTGTATGACGAAGCCAATGTAAAAGACGGAAATGGAAAATGCCCTTTCATCAAGCGTTTGCCGATAGAAGTAGTAAAACACACTACTCGACTAGACCTTCCTCCTAAAGCTCAACTTATGTTTAATTCCCGCCACCCGATATCAGACATTTCAGGCTACGCACCATATCTTGACAATGCAATATCTGATTTCTATAGCAAGAGTGATGAATTCCATTTAGTTCTAAAGATAAATACTACAAAGGATGTTTCTACCTACTCTTTTTATGCTCTAGATAAGATATTCGGTATTATTGATGGCTTTTGCGGGGAACAAAATATAGCGAACCAAAAGAACGATGTTATCCTAAAGGTTCAGATGGAATCTCCGGGTAATCTCCATTTTATCTCAAGCAACAAAACCAAAATAGCCATTGCAGCGTTAATAATACTGGCTATCAATGGAGGCGGCTTTAAACTTGATTACGGAGATATGCATATCGATTTATCTACCAATGGGTTCATTAAAAACCTCAGTGAGTACCTTGACCGAAAAACGGATAGGGAAACTAAAGAATCGATTAAAAACGCCTTAGACTCTTTGGAAATTAATACTCCCAAGGCATTCCAAGATGCAGCCGTAGAACTATACAAGGCTCAAAATAATGCCCGCAATAAATACTAAGCAGGATAATAATAATAAGGAATAAGAAGAGAAGCTGCTATAATCCCAAGGATAATAGCGGCTTTTTTTTGCACGCTTGTTGTGTAACCGCAAGTTAGGACAAACAACATATTAAGTACGCTCGACGTGATAAAATATATCAGGTAAAACGTACAGCCAAATGCCAATATGTTTCTGAAGATGTCCATATATACAGTTTTATTTTCGCTGCAAAATTAGTGATTTTTGCTGAATTGGCAATGATTTAGTATGTTAAATTATTGCCTAATTCCATTTTATTGACGTTTTTATGCTTTAATTGTTAAATCTTGCTTAATAATACGTTTTTTCGTAGTAAATATTTGGATAATACGAATATTTGTAGTATCTTTGCATCGTCTAAAAAAAAAAGTGCGTATGAATTTAAAGTACGAATTAAACGAAAAAGAAGCGGAACTGATAGAGGCTATCAGGAATTACAGGCTATCTTACCCAGATGGTTATCCGCAATTATTATGGTATGCCCAGCAGCTTTTTGATGACTTGGTTGACATGCCAGAGTAACTAACAAAAAGCCCTCCCTTCGGGGAGGGCATTAAAAGCAACGGAATTATGGAAATTGTAGCAAAAACAAACCAGGTTAAGGACAGTGCCGTAAAGCAGCGCATTCAGGATATCCAGTTATTGGTATCATGGCGCGAGATAGCACGCACTTATTTTGGAAAATCGTCGTCATGGCTCTACCACAAGCTTGATGGTATCGATGGTAATGGTGGTGTAGGTGGTTTCACCGAAGAGGAAAAAGTAATGCTCCGTGGAGCACTATGCGAGGTTTCAAATCGCATTCGTGCCGCTGCGGATAGAATCTAAGAAAAAAATGAGGCTAGGGGCTAAGCACTCCCCTATAAGACAAAAGACACCATAGCCTTGTGGTGCTAATCATGCGATTAGGCATGGTTAAAATTCAATTAACTAAATAAATATATAGAAGCAACAAAAATTAATACCCTCGGTACTTTCCGCACCGGGGGTATTTTTTGTATCCAAATGTTAAAATTGAACTAAGCATAACATTTTTATTATGTAATATTTGCGTATATCAAAATTATTATGTACCTTTGCAATCGAGTTAAGGAACATGTTTAATCAATTAAATTTTTAAGCTATGCAAGAAGATTTAGAAAAGGAAATCGAGAGAAAGAAAAAGGAAATCGAAGACTTTCTCCGAATCGTAAAATTCACTGGTCTTTCGCAGAAGGAAATAGAAAAGAGACTTGATTATCTCTTGGACGACCTTTCAAGACTGATGAAGAAAAGAAAGTAAAATTCAACTTCCCCTCCTTCGGGAGGGGATTACAAAATATATATTGATATGGAAGATATTAAAATCTTATTGGAGGAATACAAGTCTCTTGCTGGTAATACCGATGCAAAGAGCGAAGAGCGAAAAAACGAAATTATCGCTAAGTTGGAGGCTATGGATAAGGGTGCCGTGGCCGAAGTGGCAAAACCATTTGTGGAGGAGAATGTAACTCGCCTGGAGGGCGAAGTGAAAGCTCTCCGCAGCCAGATAGATGCAGAGGATTACAAGCTGCTCCCTATCTCCTATATTGCCAAGAACTATTTCAACAAGAGTGCATCATGGCTTTTGCAGCGTCTCAACGGATATCAGGTACGTGGAAAGGTCTATACGCTCAACCAGGAGCAGAAAGGCATCTTTAACCAGGCGGTCAAGGAAATAAGCAATCGCATCAGCGCATTGCAGTTAGCATAGCTAACATGTTCAATAACTCAACTCAGTCCCCGGCACGATTCCGTGCCGGGGACATTTAGCAAACTAACTGTTATGATATATTCAAAAAGACAGATAAAACTGGCAGAAGCCATCATTGAAAAACTGATGAACAATGAAACTTCTATGCCTAAAGACGCTATTATGGGATTTGCGGATAATATGGCAAATGACTGGACACTTGAAAACGATGTTCTCTATATGCTCGAAGAAGATGAACTCATCACATATACAGGAAACATCGGATGGCGAATGCAGCTTACCAATAAAGGATGCAAAGCCGCAAAAATGGGTTTATCGCAATACCTAAAGCATCAAGACTTAATGGACAGACTCAATGAGTACAAGCTATACATCAACATAGTTTGTACCTTCATTACCATCGTGTCCATGATTATAACAATAGCCCTTACAGTTGTTAACGCAGTAAAACCGTAACCATACATGCCACGGAAACAATGGCACATATTATGTTGACCAGCATCAGGGCTATATTCAAAGCGAGATCTTTTTCTTCCATACCTTATAATATATTATTCTATTAAAATGAAAAACGATGCAAATATAAGGAATTTTATTGAGATTTCGGGGAATATGCACGGAAAATCGAGGAAAATGCGGGGAAAATCGGGGTATTTCCGAGGAATCCATTCCTCGAAGTGGAAGAACCGAAGGGAGATCCTGCGGTCGTTTCCGGTCATTTCCGGTCATTTTCGCAGTCGTTTCCGGTCATTTCCGGTCATTCCTGGTCATAATTCCGATTGATTCCGCAGAATCATTCCGATTCGTTCCGAATGATTCCAATTCATTCCTTTTCATTCCTTTTTCGTTCCTCAACCCCTTGTTTTATGCTCTAAAACATAAAAAAGTCATTTATTTCAAAATTTCTCGCTTTTTTTTTGGCGGTTCCAAATATTCTTCGTACTTTTGCCAACGGTTATAAGATAGTAGTAATCTACTCAGCGATGGCGACTGTTTCGCCTAGGCTTCACGCCGTGGGCTTTTTTTATGCCTATAAAGTATCATTTTCCCGGCAGCGGGAAAAAGGTCTTTTCAATATGGCGGTTGCATGATCCGTAAGATACTTGCCCTTCGCTGGGAAAGCTACCATCTTATAACCAACGGTGAATGTGACCGCCACCATTGTATTTATACATCAAGGTCGGTCTATAATGGTTATAAGATGGCAATTATGCAGAATTCTATTTTAATTAGTGATGCGCAGGTGAGACCTGTAGGCATCAGCGTCAACGAGGGCATCCATACCCTCAAGTGTGCAATCAAGCGTGAGGCTAAGCGCCTCATGACTACCAGGAGCGAGACCTTCAGCTGTCTCTGCGATGAGAGCGTGACCTATGGAGAGGTTGTGCTCACCATGGTTGGTTTCGCAGCTGTGATGGCGATGGTCATGATTGGTGGTTTCATTTTCGGAGGGGAGGTAGCATGATGGTGAGCAGAATGACTACAGAGCTGTTTCATGCTCAGCTGGAGGAGAACATCGTGAGAGCTGCTGACGAGCGCAAGCGCCATCAGGCAGAGCTGCAGGCTATCAGCCGGAATTACGAGGAGACGTTGGGTAATATTGAACGCATGGAGGATGAAGCAGGGGAAAGCTACCGCTGTGCCCGTAATGCTTTCGAGAAGGCCAAAAATGAATATCAGGAAGAACTCCGTAATTGCAGAAAGCTTCGCAATGAGGCAGGATTTCGCAGAGACAAGGCGAAGGTCGAGGAGACTAATCTTTGGACACTCAACAACAATACCATCCAGAGCGACCGCCATAACATCTTTGAGAGATACCGAGAAGCGGGGGGGTACTTTCGGGAGCAGAAGAAGGACTCCTGCACCCAGGCTGGACCAAAGACAAGAAAGGAGGAGTGAGTGATGAAGAAAAGTAGAAACCGCAGAAGATGTATAGTCAAGCTGACTACCAAGGACATCAGCAAGTGCAAGTACTTCATGAATATAGGCAAAAGTATGAACGCCCATAAGGTGGAACTCAAATTTCAGAGAGCCAACAAAACTATTGGTTCTGTTGCATTCATCGAGGATGCTCCACATAAGCAGACTGTTATCCGATGGCATGATCATCGCTACTTTGCTCTTCGATTTGGAGCTAAAGAGGCTAAGCCACTCAATATGACTCTGGCCAAGTGGAAAACCATAAACAACGATTAGGCATGAACGAAAATAATTCAACCAACCTGCACATGACAGCAGACGTCTGGAATGCGCTAGTAGATATGATGAACGTTGACCAGCTGGACAACTTCATCGAGACTCTTGAGTTTGCTCAAGACAAGTTTATCTCAAACGAGGTAATAACCAATGCCGTGGATGATTTTGGCGGTGCCGGACAGGTTCTCCTGATGCTCAATGCATTCAAGCGCATGGAGAACCTCTTCAAGACCATCAACCAGGCTCTGAAGGCGAAAGGAGGTGTGGCATAATGAGAGAACGCAAACGTATCGTGGGATTCTCGCCTAATGGCAACTCCCCGGAGCCAGCCGTAGAGGAGAAGGAAACCAAGGAGAACTATACCCGCATGGCTCTGGACCAGTATCTGGCAGACTACCAGCCGTATGATCCGGAAGACAACAACGAGGTTGACTTCAAGACCTCGAAGGAGATACAGAACGACCTCAGGGATATGGTTATCGCTCCCGTCTCCACCATCACCGAATATATGGTGGAGCGAGGTTTCAAGATGGTTAAGATAGAAGGCGGAACGCTCGCCTGGCATCTGCAGTACGACCATCCCTTCTAGAAAAAATCAAGCTTTTGCTTTTCATTTTAAATAAACACAGGTAAGGCTAAGCGTAGCCTACACACCATACTGATAAAAATTAAATAAGCAGTACCCGGTCACCGTGAGGTGGCTGGGTATTTTTATATTCACCCTCCCTATCCTATCTTTGCACAAGTTTAATGAAACAAAGATATGATTACAGTTATCCATCAACCCAGCTCGCCGGTATTTACCAGCGCCCTCGACACCTTCCCGTTCAGGATAGGCGGCGAGAATGCCACCGTCACCATCTCGTGCAACGGTGAAGAACTGCTCAGCGAGACCTACTATCCTGTATCGGGCAACATCACCATCTACGACCTCGGTACCCTCATAGCCGATGCAGCCAGAAGAACCGTGGCTGCCACCTGCAAGATCAGCATCACGGAACATACGGGAGACAAGAATATAGATACCTGGAGCAAGGAGTTCAGCGTATATTATGCCACCGTTGACGTGAACATGAGCTGCCAGGCATTCCTGGACACCTTCTTCCTCACCCTGCTCGACGGCACCAAGCTTACACAGCTGGGCCATCGGGAATACCTGCATGCAGCAGGCGAAGAGAGTACCACGCCGGAGGTGGTTGCCAGCTACTACAACAGGGAGTCGGGCAGCATAAGCACCGCCACCATCGATGCCTCTGCTACCCCTACCCATACCGTGAACGGCATCACCACCTTTGACGTTTCGCCCGACAGATACTACGATGAAGCCAAGGGCAGCCTCTTTGCCTATACCGTGACCGTGGGCAGGCGAGTGCAGGAGTACCAGATAGACCATACTCGGGCAGTGGCCGACCCGGTGCTGCTCTTTACCAACTCGTTCGGATGCCAGGAGATTTTCTACTGTCTGGGCAGAAAGAAGATAGCCCCTACCTTCGAGCGCAAGCAGGCGGTAATCTCCGGCAGGAAAATCAATTATGCCGTGAAGGAGACCCGCTCCTTCGAGGGCGACACCGGCATCATCCCGCCATCCATGGCACACTTTGCCGAAGACCTGCTCAGAAGCGATGAGATCTATCTTTTCAGGGATTATACCAAGGACAAGGAAATCACCTTCACCGACTCGAAGAGCGAACGGACCAACGAGGAAGACGGCATGGCAGAGTTCACCTTTACGTATCAGTATGCCCAGAGAGTGCAGAACGTAATCTTCAGGGATGTAGAGAACACGGGAGGCAGAATCTTTGATGACTCTTTCGATGATACGTTCAACTAGAAGTTTCACCCTTATAATTTTGTCGCAGATATGAAAGAAAAGACACCCAGAGCTATCCATATCAACGAGCTGAGACGTGCGCTCGACATTTCGCGCATAGACCGCACGCCCGTGAACCTGGACTGCTGGAAGGCAGCCGACGGCTCCATCATCCAGTACCGGGGCTGGCTGGTGAAGAGCAGTTCCTGGCAGCAGGGAACCCACAACCTCTACAATCCGGTGAATCACCAGATACGCAAGGTGAGGGATATCTTCATCTTCAGATACAATGACCATCCAATATACTTATAATAATTATGGCAAACAACAACAGCAACAACATAGACATCACCTATGCCACCATGGGCGAGGTGATGGATTATCAGACATCATCGCCCACGAGCGGTTTCACGGAGTCGTCCACCGTCTTCGATGATGATGGTACCACGCCTCTCGTCAGCGTGGAAGTCGGGGGAAAGGAATATACCTATGTACCCTTCGGCTACGAGAACCAGCTGCCCTACGAGCTGATCAGCAACATAGGCAGGAGCAGCGTGATGGCTCAGAACAAACTCTTCAACGTGCTCACCTGCTACGGCATGGGCTTCCAATATAACGACATCGAGACCAAGCTGCCTACGAAGGACAGGGAGGTGAACCTGTTCCGGATGCACAACTCGATGAGCCGCTTCTTCCTGGAACAGATTACCGACATGAAGTATTTCTTCTTCTGCGTATCTGCCATCGTGCTCAACAAGAAGGGCGACAAGATTGTGGCGGTAAGACACAAGGAGGCGTGCTACTGCCGGTTTACCAAGAGCGTGAACGGACGCTCGGAATATGTGCTCTATGCCAACTGGAGAAATGCCACTGTGCCAGCCAACATAGAGGTGCTGCCGCTGCTCGACGAGCTGGATCCGCTGGGCGACCTGCAGAAGCGCATGGGGCTGGACGGCCAGAACGGCAAGGTGAAGGCAAGACAGTCGGGGCAACCGGGATGCAAGGACAGGGTCTTCGCCATCGTTACCCGCTTCCCTACCCCGGGCTGCCAGTACTATCCCGTGCCCTACTACTCCGCCATCTTCAGGGACAAATGGTATGACATCTCCCGTCTCATCGCCATCGGCAAGATGGCGAAGCTGAAGAACCACGCCACCATCCCCTACCTGGTAGAGATACACAACGACTACTGGCGCGGCATCTTCAAGGAGGAGCACATCACCAGTACGGAGGAACAGAAGAAGCGCAAGCTTGCCGAAAAGGAGAAGATACGCGACTTCATCTCGGGCATAGAGAACAGCGGCAAGCTCTGGATAGCGGGCTACTATACCACGCCCGACGGCAAGGAGGTGAAGATGGTGCGCATCACCCGCATCGATACCTCGAAGGACGGAGGCGACTACAGCGATGATATCGCCGAGAGCAACAACATGCAGTGCTATGCCGACAACATCCATCCCAACCTGGTGGGCGCCACTCCCGGCAAGAGCCAGAGCAACAATTCGGGTTCCGACAAGCGCGAGCTCTTCACGCTGAAGCAGAGTATAGAGAAGGCATTCCACGACCTGATGGAGACGGTTCACTGGGTGATCATCTACTTCAACCACTGGGAGGAGAAGGTTTATCCGGATGTGCCGCTCATCATGCTCACCACCCTTGATGAGAACAAGGATGCCAAGAAAGTGTCTAACAATCCAAATTCAAAGACAGATGATTAATATTACCGCAGAACAGTTTGAGCAGCTCCTTCCATTCGTGGGGGCTGCCACGGAAGACGTCTTCACGAAGGCTCTGCCATCGATGGAGAACGTTTACTTCGACCTCGTGGCCACCGTCATCGGTTCCGACTTCGAGGATGCCGCCTGTGCTGAAGGCAGCGCTTTACTGGGCAATGTCCGCTCATACGTCATCCTGAAGGCATTCATCCTGCGTCTCCGTTCCAACGATCTCATCATGACCGACAACGGTTTCGGTATCGTTTCCAACGAAAACATATCGCCAGCATCCCAAGCCAGGGTGGATGCCCTGCTCAGGGAGCTGACCTACAAGCAGGACCAGCAGCTGCATGGCGTGCTGAACCGCCTGCGCACGGTGGAAGGCTGGAGCGAGACGGTGCAGGCATGCAACAACATCGCCTCTTTCTTCTGGTCGCCATTGACGCTGAGAGCTTACTCGAGTGTACGGGGTTTCGTCACCTTCGACGACCTGGCAGCCCACCGCAACGAGATAGGAATGGCAGAACTGGTGCTGCGCAAACAGTTCTCCGACTCGCTCATCGAGCAGCTGCTTGAGGAAGAGCGCAAGGCACAATATGAGCCATTCCATCGGCACGCCATCGTGAAAATGTGCCATTTCATCGGTGCTCACATTTCTACAAAAGAGGCTCCTGCCGACCCTCGATACAAGGATCTTGCCTATGCTGCAGCAGCCAACTTCATAGAGGAGAACATCGATAAATTCCCAAAATACAAGGATTCACCGGCCTACAAGGCCAATCACATGCAAGCGTATGACAACAAAGCTGACGACCCGACCTTCTTCTTTGCAGGATGACGGAACACTGAACCTTCACGTTCCCCACTCCTGGAGTGAATTGACACAGAACCAGCTGCGCTATGTGCTCATCCTGCTCACCCAGGGATGGGAGGAGTGGCACGTAAGAACCTACCTTTTCGCCCGGTTTGCCGGCATCAGGGTGCTCAACGAGAAGAAGGACGGCTGGCTCTGCGAAACCAAGACGGAGAAGGGCGGAAAGGTGAGATTCTTCCTGGAGCTGTGGCAGGTGCAGAGCTTCTGCGAGGCATTCGACTTTGTGTTTGAAGATACCGGGGCTGAAAACAGGCTCGATTCCATCGGACTCTACAAGGCGGCAGACCTGGAGCTCTACGATTACCCGTTCGAGTATTACATCTGTGCGGACAACTACTTCCAGCAGTATCTGCAGTCGGACAAGACGAGCGATGAGCCGCTGAAGGAACTGGCACGATATCTCTATCTGGACAATGAGGGCAACCAGGCAGCGCACATCAAGTGCTCTACCTATGAGCTGATGGGTGTGTTCCTCTGGTTTATGTGGATAAAGCACAACTTTTCCACAAAGTTTCCCCATCTCTTCAAGCCTGCAGCTGAAGGAGGCGAAGGAGAAAATGACATGGAGGCATCGATGAATGCACAGATCCGGGCACTCACGGGCGGGGATATCACCAAGGAGGAGACTATCAGGAAAGCCAATGTGTGGCGGGCACTCACCGAACTGGATGCCAAGGCACGCGAGGCAGAGGAGTTAAACAAGAAACTGAATAAATCATGATCAAGACAGAAATCAATACCCCATCGGTACAGGTGGGCTTCGATGCATTCTCTTACTTCAGAGACCTGGCAAAGCGCAACAAGCTATGCTGCGAGCTGGGGTTCATTCCTACCACATGCTCTACACCACAGGCTTTCGAGGGAATGCTGGCCAATATGTCGAAGGGCAGGAACTTCATCGTCATAGATGATACCAACGACGGCAACGTGGCCATCAACGGCGACGGCAGTTTCCGCAAGGTTGTCACCTATACGGTGTGGATCCTGATGCGATACAAGTTCAACGACATGAACGACCGCCAGGAGAAGCTGAACACCTGCAGAAAGATCTTCCGGCAGTTTCTGAGCCGTATCATCATCGACAAGATGAAGTGGGAAAGCGACTTTACCTATCTGCTGAGCGACCAGGTGGACAACCGGGAGATAGGCGCATATTTCATCAACGGACTCACTGGCGTGGAATTCCACATCGACGTGAGCGAGCCATTAGATCTGGTATATGACAATGAAGAATGGAACGAATAACATCAAGACTCCCGTATCTCAGGAAGACATCCATGCCTACGAGCGTGGATGGGCAGAGGAGATGGTGAAGATCTGGAAGGAGAAGATCATGCACTACCGCATCCGCCATACGGGTGCTCTCTTCAACAGCGTGCAGGCTACTTCCTTCGGAGGTTCCAGCCGCACGATTGCCCATAAGTTCCTGCTCTACGGCCTGTATCAGGAAGCGGGAACGGGCAACGGTTATTACCATGGCAATCCTGGAGATCTCCCGTTCCTGGATCCGAAATACCGTGCGCAGCATCATCTGGGCGAACCCAGACAGAGGCGTCCATGGTTCAACCGGAAGTATTATGCATCCATCATGAAGCTGAACGATATGGAGGGCTATTTCTATGGCGAGGAATACCAGGGTCTGATGGCAGACCTCTTCAAGCAGATGTTCGGAAAGATATGATGTATTTTTATATTGGGAAATATCTTTGTATTTTTGCTCAAAAATAAAAACAATGGCAGAAAAATTCGATATCAACAACCTCAGAGAAGCTTTCGAAGCGATACGCGACGAGAGAATCAAGCATGCCAATACGGCTACACGTATTGGTAATGCCTTCCTGTCCCTGCTCGACTATGCTTCCTCTGCTGACAACGATAAGCTCTCCGCCATCAACGATGATACCGCCCATGGGCTCATCACCTTCTTGAAAGGCATCAAGATAGGCAGTCTTTTCTCCTTCTCTAAAGAGGGCGACATCATCGCCAATTCCATTACTGCAGATGATTTTTCAGAGGCTGGACAAAAAGGCTTCTGTCTGGCTACAAAAGAGGATGGTGGATATAAACTCTGCATCAAAGAGATCCTGGCATGGGGATTAGCTACCATCGGTGCGCTCCACGTCAAGGGTACGGCTCGCTTTGATGATACCATCGGCTCTCCCGCCTTCGTCTCAGGCTTCCTCGACGGCAAGGGCTGGCGGCTCAAAAACGAGCCAATAACCAACGCTGCCGGGGTACAGGAGAATAAATACAACTTAGAGTTGGACAACCTCGTCGTGCGTGGTACCATGCGCGTCTTCGAGATGATAGTCTCTCAACTCATGGGCGAGAATGACAACCGCATTTTTACTGCCATGCTAGAGGTCGATCACTATGACCCAGAGACTGGCAGGGTATATCTCGACACCCACGAAGGCAGGATGTACAATCCATTTCGCAAGGATGACTATGTCATGGTTCAGCAGTACAACGGCATGCCGTCTGTCGAGAACAACCACTATGTCACCAAGCGCTACGAGCTCATCGTGACAGAGGTGGGCAGCGAGGGAGAGGGAGAGGAAATGCTGGCATGGGTCAAGTTCAAGAACTTCACCTGCTCAATGGAGGACAGTACGCCCGAACAGCTCATCACCAAGCGAGATACCTTCGTGCGTGTAGATAATCTCACCGACACTGAACGCAAGGGCATCATACAGATGATGACAGTGGGCAGCGATACGCCCTACATGGATATTATCTACGGATTGAAGACAGACCCAGACAATGCCCTCAAAGGTCGTCTTGGCAACCTGCAGGGCATCACTCACCCGCTTTTCGGTGCGCTCTCAGGCTTCGGTGAGTTTCTGCAGAACCTCTATGCCACGGGCGATTTCGTACTGCGCCGCACAGGCGAGAGCATCGACACCAAGATACAGATGTTGCAGAACCAGTTCGCCACCCGCTTCGCCCAGACCTCATACGAGGCGACAGAGGAGAATAACTACCTGCATAACGGACAATTCCTCACAGCCACAGGCTCAGAGAATGACAGTCCTATCATAGATGGGTGGACCATCGACGACACCGACGAGGCTCAGTTCTGGGTAGATGCCAACGGCTTGCCAGTGATGGTGAACGGTGCTGCCACCGTGAGCGGCAATCGCCGGGTGAGCATCGATAACAACGAGGGTCGCAACATGCTGCATATTCAGAATAGCGGCGTAACCCAAGCCAACGACATCATCCGCAAGCCCAGTACCCACAAGGAGTACACCCAGCCATCAGCCAAAGAGGGCGAAGATGGCATGAAGGCTACAGGCGACGGCTACCAAGAGGTGCAAGACACTCTCTACGTGAGTGCTCGCATCTACGCCAAGACAGCAGGCACTCTCACCTTTGGCTTCGAGGGATGCAAGACGGTGAATGGCAAGACCAACGACCTGTCAGCCCAGACCAGCAGCGTGCCATACTCAACAGAGTGGCAGACCGTACAGCTGCAGGGCAAGTGGAATGGCACTGGCTATTTCGTGCTCAGATACACAGGCGACATCTACGTCTCGCTGCTCACCGTCACCGACGAGCCGCTAGACAACCTAAGTAAGACCGTATCCACCCAGATACTGCAGACGGCGAGCAACATCAAGTTATTGGGGCAAAACATCAACAAGGTCAACGGTACCACCACGAAGTTGGGCATCGAGCTGGATGCCGAGAAAGAGGCTATCCGTTTATATGTCGACAAGCAAGACAACAAACTCAAAGAATCGCTTTCATCCAGCATTGACATACAGGCTGGCCGCATCGACCTCATCAATAAATGGCAGGACGGCACCAACGGGAAAATATCGGGCATCTACACCGACATCGACAGCATCACGTCACGTGTAGAGAGCGTCACCAACACCGCAAATGGTACCAAGACAGCTCTAGCCGAGCTAGAGATAAAGGTCGATAACATCAATACCACGGTAGGCAAGGCTGCGACAAAAGCCGAGCTGCAGGCTGCTAAGAATACTTTGCAGGGGGCTATGTCTGACAACTATAACGCCCTTAACAGTTCCGTTGCTGAAGCCAGGAAACACGCCGACAGCGTAGGCTCAGGCATACGCAACGATTATGGTCCGACAATATCGCTTGTCAGTCAAAACGCCGATTCGTGGTCTTCGGCAGTGGCTCGCTTCGATGCTGAAGGCAAGCTCAAAGATACCAGCTATATTATCACGACCGCCGACTACAATGCCCTGATGAGCGAGCGATTCAATCCAGATGGCACGCTCAAAAACACGGGAGGCTTGCTTGTGACAGCTGACTATAACGCATTGACTTCAAAAATTGAGGGTGTCGATGGCAAGATTCTCTCCGAGGCTACCATCAAGACTATGATTACAAACGGCATTGCCGCCGCCTCCATCACGGCAGACCAAATCAACCTGAACGGTGTGGTCACTGCCAACAGCAACTTTAAAATCAACATAGATGGCTCCATGGAGGCCATGGCGGGCAAGATAGCCGGCATGCAAATCAGTGGTGATGGTCTTACCAATGAGGGGTTTGAAAATGATGCCTATATTGTCCTGCGCAATGACACCCACAAGGTCTTTGCTGGCATTGGCGGCAATGTCCTGCCAGCATCGACGGGTACTAGGGCAGTGGCTAGATTTACCAACGAGGAGAGTGGTAGATACTATGGTGACATAAATTACGCCCTTTTTTGCGGGGCTAAGGGTGCCGTAACCAATGTGGCTCTTGATATGACATTAGGTGGATATATAACTGGTCTCAGGATTAAAAACACAAGACTATCCTCTGGAGGCAGCTCCTATAACTCACCCGTCGCCATACCAAAAGGCACTAATTCCGTGATATTGGGCGGAAGCGGTTATTATCAGCTACCTAAGATGAACAAAGAGGATGACGGGTATGTTGTTTTCGTTAAGAATGATTATGATGGTGCCGTACATCTCAGATCCAACACTTCAATAACATCGACAGGTCTAAGTCGCACCTCTTTCATCCTATATGATAGAGGTTCTAACACGACAGATCTGGTTATAGATTCCCGAGGCGATGCTATGATCTTTGTTTATCACCGAGATGTTAATATCGCTGGCGAAGAAAATACCAAGGTAGGATGTTGGACGCAGTACAAGTGCCCACGTGACTGGTAATAACTTATTATAATTATATAGATATGAATAGAAATCTCAAGGTAGCTATGAAGGGCTACGACGGCAACGTATTAAAAAACGACAAGGGTGAGCCACAGATGGTGAGCGATGTCGTAGGGTTGTACCTCTATACAGCAGGCAGCAAGAAACCTCTTGAGCCTGCCGATAAGATGAGAGCCTACAGGATCAGTATCAAGATGCAGGAAAACCCGGAATCGGTGAACCTGGAGGCTGAGGACATCACCCTCATTAAAGAGGTCATCAGCGACCAACTAGTGGCTGGGGCTTACGGACAGATTGTAGAACTTCTAGAGCGAGACTAGCCTATGAATATAGAAAACAACCAAGAGTTCGAGGCGCTATGCGCCAGACTCTTACCAAAGTTCAACGAGTACCTGCAGCGGCACAGCAAGAATATCTTCAGCTGTGAGCTCGCCACTTCGCTAGATGGTATATCGTCGATGCCAGCCCTCTACAGTCTAAAAGGCGTGCAAAAGCAGGTTATCGCTCCACTGGAGCTCTTAACAAAAGATGTAGATGTCAAGATTGAGGAGGCGAAGCAGGCTACAGAGGCTGCCAACACCGCAGCTGGCAAAGCCAATGATGCAGCAGCGAGCGTTACCCAGGCGACACTCGACCTTACCACCGAGCGCAAAAAGGTGGAGGATGCTGTCAATGCCAGCAAGACGCAGACCGAGGCTGCCAAGCAAGCAACCGAGGACACGCTCGCATCCAAGGCTAATATCGAGAGCAACGAGACCAAGCGACAGGCTGCCGAGACTGACCGAACAAAAGCGGAGCAATCCCGGGTAGATGCTGAGGTGGCTCGTGCATCCAACGAGACCAAGAGGCAGGATCAGGAGACCACCCGACAATCGCAGGAGTCGGCAAGGCAGAAGGCGGAGCAATCCCGAATAGACGCTGAGAAGGCTCGTGCTACAGCCGAGACCACCCGACAGAGCAAAGAGACAGAGAGAGTGGATGCCGAGAACAAGAGAGCCGCAGCAGAAAGCGGAAGGGTCACGGCTGAGAATACTCGAGCCACCGCCGAAACCAAACGGCAGAAAGACACAAAGGCCGCCATCGCCAGCTCCAAGGCTCAGACCGACCTAGCCCAGGAACTCAACGACCACCCGCCAAAGATGGGCGACAACGGCAACTGGCACCAATGGGATTTCTCCAGCCACGCCTATGTCGATACGGGCATCATCGCCCGAGGCGGCGCCATGTATCCAGCATTCAAGCAGCATCGCAACAAACTCCTCATGATCGACTACAGCAGCCATGTCGCTGAGCATGTGGTCAAGCGCAGAAACAAGTTAATAATCAAAGTTTGATAGAAATGGAAGATAACACAAACATCATTGTCGTGGGCAATGTCGCCTTCACCGACCAAGGTACCTGGCAGTCGAACTACTCCTATCAGGACGAGGACGGCAAGACCGTCAAGGGCTACGACGAGGGCGACATCGTCCACACATCGTCAGGAGTCTTCGCCTCCCTGGAGGACAACAACACGACAACTCCTTCAGACACAAACGACAAGTGGCGATTGTGGCTTGACAAGACACCAACCGTCAAGGCCCAGAGCGCAGCCGACGATGCCAACAAGGCAGCAAATCTCGCTCAGAGTGCAGCCAATACTGCACAAGAGCAGGCTACTGCTGCAGCAGCACAGGCAGCACAGGCTGAGACAAAGGCTACAGAGGCAGATGCTGCCGCCAAGCGAGCCGATGCCAAGATTGCACAAATGGATGGATTGGCAGGACAAATAGCCACAGGTTTCATTGCGCCATCGCGAATGTTCCTAGACTATCTCCCGGAAATCAGCCTACGCAATAAAGTGGCGCAGCGCATCGTTGCCAATCTCATACCGAACTACCTACCTCAGAGCGTGCTCTACCAGCGTGTAGATGGTGATTCGCTGCAGGTTGATCCGAGCGGCAACCTCACAGTCAAAGGCGTGGGAACTACTAAGTTCTGGATTATCCCTACCGCCAATACACCTCTTTGGAAGGAGGTGAGCATTACAGTTCGCCAGCCACGCCTTCGCATGGCTGCGTCAGGAAAATTGCGCAAGGTGGGAACATCATTACGTATTGTTTAATCGAATAAATATATTATTTTATGGCTTTAACATCAGAAGAAGAGACAAAGGTCAAGGCTATCATCGCTGCGTTCGATGGGGCTAAGCAGGTATCAGACCTCCCTGCAGCAGATATGACCGCAACAGACAAGCAGATAGAGGTCTATGACAAAAAAACGGGTACTGCGCAGCAGATGTCGCTCAAAGACGCTGTAGATATGGGTCAGAATCTCTGGTGCGGGCGTGTCTGGAATATAGACAACGCAACCCCTCAGGCAGTAACCTATGTGGGATCGCTTGAGCTCTTGAGAGAGCTGCCTATTCAGCTTGGTCTCGGTTGCTACCTGGTCAAAAATGACCATAGCCGCCGAAAACTCGACTCCAAAGATCATCATAAATATGCCACAGGAGAGGCTGCAAAGCTAGACGGATCAGAGGGACATTATCAGTGGGGATGGAACCGCAAATTCTATCTGGCATTCAAGACTGTAGGTCGTCTGTTCTATATGATGGTGGGACTCACTCCTATCAAAGGCGAATACAACTACACAATCCCTATCGGCTCACGTTCTGCCTCTGGCCATGCCACTTTAGAGCGCAGCACAGGTCGTCTGGTTAGCTTCCTTAATACAGGCGCAGACTACAGAGGTGGCAATAACGATGCTACCCTCGACAACACCAACCGCTCGCTCCTCGGCAAGCCAGCCTGCAACCAAAACACAGAGTACTGGCGAGCTGCGGCCAGAAAGAACGGCACGGGGTGGCTCTGTTCCTCGATGCGCCACTTCGCCGTGACCGCTGCGCTCTTCGGGGTTATCTTCGGCACCCACTACGCACAGGCGGCAGTCAACACTGAGCGAGATGCAAACGGACTCTATCAGGGTGGTCTTGGTCCTGGCGTGACGCAAAAAGACTGGAGTGCGTGGAATAGCTACAACGGCTGCCGCCCGTTCGTCCCGATGGATGCCGGTCTCGACCTGGGCGATAGCTGCGGAGAGACTACCGTCAATATACTCAACGATGACGGCTATACCTGGTATGCGGCCAAGGTGAACTCCTTCTTCGGTCTTAAAAACTCTTACGGTCATCTCTGGTATCATATGGATGATGAGTTCGTAAGGGTCAACGAAGATACGACTGTCACCCACCTCGTGGCACCATCTATCTATGGCACATGGACAATCGGCAACGAGACGGGCATGAAGGCCTACAGCACCTCCATCAAAAAAGGTGAAGGATGGGCGACCATGCTCTCCATGGACAACCTGGAGAATTTCCCTACCGCCATCGGCGGTAGTCAGAACACATACTGGTGTGCATATTATTGGAATACGTCCGGCGCAACAAGCGGTTTCCGTCTCTGCCTTCGTGGTGGTGCTGTTGGCGATGGTGGTCGATGCGGTCTTTCGGCGCTCAGCGATGACAGTGATGTCTCGAGTGCCAGCGTGAGCTGCGGCGCCGCTCTCTGCGAAGCAGTAGAGGAGTGGCCAGTCGAACCAGTGTACGTGGCGGCCTAAAGATTACATGAGCTTGCTGGGTGTCCATAAGATTACAGGGTGTCCGTAAGAGACCTGAGTACACACGGCGAAGCCGAAGCACCCAGCGAGCTCTGCTCGCTTCAATAACCGCCTTTGGCGGTCGGCGATAAAAAATTTTAGAAAAAAGTTCTTTGACATACTTCCATACCGATTATTTTTAGTATCTTTGCAGCGGTATTCATAATAATACCAGGTTGTGACCCTAGGTGCTGGTTTCCGTCTCTGCCTTCGTGGTGGTGCTGTTGACGATGGTGGTCAATGCGGTCTTTCGACGCTCAGCGATGACAGTGATGTCTCGAGTGCCAACGTGAGCTGCGGCGCCGCTCTCAACTTTAACATATCTCAATACGGGGTGTTTGCTCTCCGTTCGAGACAACAGGGTCAGACCTCGCCCCATGGCGAAACATACACATAGTTCATCTAGCTGGTAGATGATGACAATAGGGTCATCCGGTCGAAGGTTATAGGATAAAAAATAGCAGACAACAGACATTACACAGTTTCACACAATTACACAGACATTACACCGCTTATGAAAAGATTTGGTAACATATCTCCACAAGTCGAGACAAATGACAACTTTCGTCGGGCTTTCTATAATTATGCCCGACAAAAGATGTCTCGCAGGGGTGTGCAGAAATTTGATGCCAATCTAGATCATAACATAGAGCGTATGCTTGAAGCATACGCAGCCCAGACATGGCATACTTCAGGGTATGTATCTAAGGATATAGAATACCCGAAGCATCGCCAGGTTAACAAGTTGCCAGTCATAGATCATGTCATGCAACACGCAGCCCTCAATCCTGTAGAGGATGATATACGTAACACCATCTACTACCATTGCCCAGCAGGTTCTAAGGGCAAGGGCACTCACTATTTCTACAATCTTGTCAAGAGAGATATATTCAACTCTCCACAGCAAGATACATTTTATTGCCTTCCTATGGATATTCACCACTATTTTCAGTGTATAGATCACAACTTGCTCAAGAGTGAATATCGCCGCAAGATTAAAGACAGAAAGCTCCTCTCCTTTATAGATGAGGTAGTTGACTCGTTCAACCCAGGAATCGTACTTGGAGTAAAACTAGCCCAGCTACTGGGTCAGCTCTTTCTCGCCCGGTTCGACTATCTGGCACTCAGATGCTTCGATATCATCGACGACCCCGAAAAGTTCCACTATTGGCAAGCTCGCTATGTGAGCGACATGCTTGTTACCTGTCGCACTCAGCAACAGGCTCAACTACTATGTGGGGGGGTCAGCTTTCTTAATGAGCGTTTTGAAAAGTTCTGCCGTCATGGGCTCCATCATTATTATCGTTTCATGGACAACATCTATATTCTCCATGAAGACAAAGTTTTCCTGCGTCTGATGGCGGAGTTAGCCGTCATGCACCTAGCTCGTGATTGGCATCTCTCTATTAACAAGTCGTGGGGAATCCATCGAACTTGCGATGGTATAGATTTTTGTGGACAGGTCATCTATGCCGACCATGCGCTCTTGCGAAAACGGTTTAAACATGATCTCTGCAAGCAGGTGGCTAATCTTCGCAAACATGGGTTTACACAGAGACAAATAGAACTCAAGGCAGCTTCACGCCTTGGGTTAGGAATTCACGCCAATTCAAAAAACTTATATAAAAAAATCGGTATGGAAAGATTCGGAAAACTCGTTAAGGCTCGCAAATCTCGTGTGCCTTTCGAGGGAATGGAAAAATCACAGCAGCAATCCATCGAGGACATTATCTGCCGTGAGGGTCAGGATGAGAACAAATTTCTCATCCAGGTGATTGATTACAAGGTTGACGACTCAGTCATAGAAAAAGAGGTCGTACAGGTAGAAGAGACCGCTGCCGATGGCAGCACTCATATGGTCAGCAAAGAGATACCTAAGAAGCGTCTATCACTTCGCTATCGTATCATCGACCATTTTGAGGGAGAGAGCGAGGTCTGGCAAGCGGTAGAGCACTATCTATATACAGGTTCCAAGATTCTCATAGATCAAGCCCTAAATGACTTCTGTCGTGATGAACTTCCATTCTCCACCGTGGTCGCAGAACTTCACAACAAGTTTAAAAAGAAGTTCTATAAATTCACTTAACGATGAAAAAGGTATATTTATCTCGCAAGAATTTCGTCAAATTTGACGAAGAACATTTCCTGCTCTACATTGGTGAGCAAAAAGTAGAAAACTATCATCCAGAGACTTCTGGTACTTCAGATACAGAAGCTGAAGCTTCCGAATCCGAGGGTATAACCGCCTTCAGTTACGATGGCGATGAAGCAGATGGATCGACCAAGATTCAGGCTAAGTCTGCTACTTACGATGATTTCACGGCAGGTTTGGTACGCACCAAATACAGCCAGAATCAGGTAGAGGCAATCTTAGCCAATCGAGGAGATGGAGATAAGAGCCACGAAGCAGAGTTCGAAGCTTATCAGGCTTGGAGACAACAAGCCAAGCAGATAGCCCAAGAAGTTCTTGCAAGAGAACTCTAAACGTTTCATAATACGAGATCGTCTGGGGCGGTCTCGTATTTTTATTAATCCCCTACCCTATGTATCTTTGCAGTGAATTAAAAAGATACATTATCATGCAGAAGAATACAAAAGAATGGATTCAGTACGGATCGGCAGTAGTATCACTACTCCTCGCTATCATACTGGTTTATATTAGTTACTTCACATCGCAATCTCGCGACGTGACAGACAACGTGCTCTGGTATTTTGCCCAGACACTTATGTACGCAGGCTCCATCTTCGGAGTTGGCATCGCCATCGACGCGAAATTCGCCGACTTTAAAGACAAATTTTTAAATCACAATAAAAATGAGACAGATTAAACGTATTTTCGTTCACTGCACAGCAGGTTCGCAGAAGCAGACTATCGATGACCTCAAGGCTGAGTTCCGCCGGAAAGGGTGGAAGAATCCTGGTTATCACTATGTCATCACCCCAAATGGCGGTACCCACCAGCTTCTCGCCATCGAGGAGGTAAGCAATGGAGTGCAAGGCTACAACTCCACAGCTATCAATGTAGCTTATATGGGCGGCATCGATGCCAATGGCAAGCCTATAGATAACCGCACACCGGAACAGAAGGATGCACTGACCCTCCTGCTGCATAAGCTTAAACAGATGTTCCCTGATGCAAAGATTATGGGACATCGGGATATTTGGGGCACAGATAAGTCAAAATGGAAAAAGATGTGTCCTTGTTTTAACGCCATCGAGGAATATAAAGATATCGCATAACAATGAAAAATCAAAGAACCATTATCATATTTCTGGCAGCCCTGTTCATCATAACAGCGGCTGCCTTTATCCGATCAGCTTACAAGAACGGAGAACTACAAGAAGAGATCGAACGGCAGAAAGGAAACGTGGCAAGCATCAGCTATGATATCCAGTACGATAAATTGGGTGACACTCTTCCGGTAGCGCAGAACACAGCCATACAAGCTAAGTATAAAGAACTGCAGCAGCTGCACCTGGCAGATACCAAGCTGATCAAGGAACTCAAGGTAAAGCTCAAGGATGCTAAAGCCATCCATACCCTATCCTCCTCTACTACAGATACGGTAAGAATAGAACCTGTACCCAATACGGTGGATTCCGTATTTTCATACCATGATAAATGGCTATCACTGCATATAGACATCCCTGGCAGGTTATGCCAGTACTCCAGCCGTGATAGTCTCATCACCATCGTGAGTAGAAGCTACAAACACAAGTTTCTGTGGTGGCGCTGGGGGACAAAAGGATATAAGGTTCAAATCGTCAACTTCAACCCTCATTCCAGGATTAACTACTCGAGATACATAGATGTAGTTAAATAACAGGGTTAAAGCAAAGATTTAACATAAAAAACTTGCATATTTCAAAGATTATTATTATATTTGCAACAAAGATAATAATAAACTTTCAAATTATGTTAGGCATATTGATTTTCTCTGCGGTTTTGACATATGGGACATTTGCTTTATTCCATATTTTAGGTAAGGTGGGCGATAGCATCAACTCTGTTCCTCGCTCGTCTATATCAAAATATTCGCCAAACGGAGAAAATTATAACGAGCCGATTCAACTATTGTCTCATAATAATTCAGCAAGCAAAATCACCTACAAAGATGGTCTATTCTATATCACCATCGAAAATTCTATTACGGGGGATAAAAAAACACTAAGCCACAAAAATAAAAAATATCTTTGCTGGGATGCAGAAGATGTAGCAACAAAATTTGCTCTGAGAGAAAGAGATGAATTTAACAATACAAACAAAAATACGAGGTCGTAATACAACGGTCTCGTATTTTTGTTATTGCGCATTTAAGTGTATCTTTGCCATAATTTATAAAAGATTAGATTATGGCAACAAATACAGAAACACATGTCAGCAGGGTTATCCTAGACACCAAAGAAGCCAAAGATAGGCTGAATGAATTGGAACAAAAACTCAAAGAAGTTCGCAAGGCAAAAGATGATGCTTACGCAAAAGGCGAGTCTATAACCGCATTCGAGAGACAAATCAAAAGATTGAAAGCTGAGATTGACAACTACAGCACTTCTCAGCAAAAAGTCAACAAAATCTTAAAAAATCTCTCATCCGCCTCATACAAGGAGTTGCAGGTTGTAGCCAAAGCTCTTAATAAAGAGCTGAAGAGCGGAGCTATCGAGCGTAATTCTAAAGAATGGAAAAAGTTGCAGGGACAACTCAAAGATGTGAGAGCAGAGATGCAGCGCATCAACAACGAGGGCAAGGCTTCAACTAGCCTTTGGTCTCGTTTCGTTAACGTGCTCAACACCAACTGGGGAGCTGTCTCGCAGATTATAGCTGCTTATGCCGGTCTATCTATGACCTTGCGCAAGTGCGCCCAAGCCTACGCCGACATGGAGGAGTCGATGGCCAACGTACGCAAATATACAGGTCAAACCGACGAGCAGGTCCACCAGATGAACGAAGACTTCAAACGCATGGACACCCGTACGGCTCGTGAGCAGCTCAATGAACTGGCTGGTTCTGCCGGTCGCCTGGGCATCACCAGCAAGGATATGATTGAAGAGTTCGTCGATGGAGCTGATAAGATTAACGTTGCGCTCGGCGATGACTTGGGAGAAGGCGCAGTCGATAAAATCGGTAAATTAGCCCAGATGTTTGGCGAGGATAAGACCAAGGGACTCCGTGGAGCCATGCTCGCCACTGGTTCTGCCGTCAATGAACTCGCCCAGAATTCATCAGCCAATGCCGGATATATAGTCGATTTCACCGCCGATCTTTCCGGTGTAGGCATCCAGGCAGGCATGACTCAAGCGCAACTGATGGGTCTCGCTTCTGCACTAGATCAGAATATGCAGGAAGAGGCAACCTCTGCTACTGTGTTCTCTCAGCTTATAACCAAGATGTATCAGGAACCGACTAAATTCGCAAAGATTGCCGGTGTAGAAGTCACGAAGTTCTCAAACTTGATGAAGACCAATGCAAATGAGGGATTGATGACATTTCTTTCTGCCATGAAGTCTAGAGGTGGGTTTGCTGAAATGGCTCCTATGTTTGAAGAGATGCAGCTGAATGGTACTCGTGCCGTTGGCGTTCTCTCTGCAGTAGCTTCACACCTGGACCAGGTAAGAACTGCCCAGGATCTCGCTACCCAGTCATACGCTTCAGGCACAAGTGTCATCAATGAGTTCAATGTCCAGAACAATACTGTGCAAGCCCAGCTGGATAAGGCAAAGAAACGTTTTGAAGACCTCACTGTAGAACTGGGTGAACAGCTCATCCCAGTAACCAGATATGCCATCTCTACCCTGAGCATAGGCATACATGTGTTATCAACATTGATAACTTTTACGGTCACCCACGTCAAACAGCTCGCAATAATAGGTTCCGCCATCGCTGTCTGCACGGCTCTTTGGTATAAGGAAACCATCGCCATCAAGCTGAGAACAGCAGCCGCTGCAGCAAACGCTGCTGTGGATAAGGCTTATATCGCCACTACAACTCTTTTGCGCACAGCCATGGTTGCCCTACAGGCTACATGGGCACTTCTGACAAAGGGGGTGCAAGGTTATATTATAGTAATGAGAGCAGCACGCTTGGCAAGTCTCACCAATCCATGGGCTGCACTCGCCACCGTTCTCACAGTGGTAGGGGTTGCTGTCTATGGTACAGTGAAGGCATTTGCCTCGTATAATGAAACGCTTCGGAATAATACCCAGGAAGCCAAGAATACCAGGGCAGTTGCAGAACAGCAGGCCAGCCTGGCGAAAAAGGTTTCAGATGCAACCATCGATGAGAGAAACAAGATTGATATGCTCAACAAGATCATCCACTCCAATGCATATACCGTGGATGAGCGAAGAAGCGCCATCGCCAACCTGCAGAAGATTATCCCTAATTATCATGCCAGCATATCCAACGAAGGCAAGCTGTATAATGATAATATAGAGGTAATAACACAGTATATCAACAAGCTCAACGATGCAGCAATGGCAGAAGCCATTTATGAGAAGAAGGCAGAAATTAACAAAAAGAGATTGGAACTGAAGACGAGAGAAACCAGAATCAAGGGTTCGCTCAAAGCTGTTCAGGCAGAACGTGATGCTCATCCAGAAAGATATACATCGGAAAAGATCTTCCGCCCTTCTTTTGGTCCTGGTTCTGAAAGCTCATATTTCACTAAAGATAGCGAGGCTCTTAAAACAAACAAGAAACAGGAGGAGATCCACAAGAAGAGACTCAAGATTGTTCTTCTCGAAGAGAAGACCCTGGATGCTCGAGAAGCAGCACTCGACCTGACGATCAAGAATAATAAACAGATAAGAAAGGCCCTGACTACAGTCATCAAGAAGAATACAAAGATAGACAGCGGCAATGGTACAACAACGTCATCTGTAGGTTCCAGCGGTCATTACACAACAGAGAAAGAGAGAAAAACTGCAGAAAAGGAGCGAAAGAAGCGTGAAGCTGCTGCACGTAAAGCAGAAATCAAGCGAAAGGCAGACCTCAAAAAAGAGCTGGATGATGCCAAGAAAAGTACCGAGGCTCAGCAGCTGGAAGCCACTACCCTCTACTCTACCGGTCAGATTCGCCTGGCGGAATACAACGACCGCATGGCAAAGATCAAGGAGCAGGGACTTCAGCAGCGCATGGACATCCTTCGCAAATACGGAGAGGCTGAGAGTGAGGAGTACAAGCGTCTGAATGCCCAGAAAGAGAAGATCTCTGCCGATTATGAGCGCAAGCAGACTCAAGACCTCCAGGACCTGGAGTACGACCGGCAAGTGGCAGAACAGGCCATCACTGCCGAATATTACAATAAGGACTCCGACCTCTATCATAACGAGAGTGCTATCAATGAGGCGCTTTTTCAACTCGACCAGACGTTTCTCAAAGAGAAACAGGCACTCTATCTGAAGTCCTCTGACGAGTACTGGCAGATAGCCAGAGAGATAGAGCGCAGCGAGCAGCAGCACCAGTATGACCGCCAAAAGCAATACGATGACACGCTGATGCAGCTCAAGCAGGAGTATCTCACCCTCGGCAATGAACAGCAGATGCAACTGGAGCTTGCAGGACTGGATGATGTTCACAAGGCTGGTCTTGTAAGCGAAGAGGAGTATCAGCGCATGAAGATGGGCATCGTTAACAAGTATGCATCCTACAAGCCGGACGCCAAAGATCAGGCAAAAGACGATGCAACCACCGCTCTCGATACCGCCAAGAAGATGACTAGACAGACCGATGACCGTAGCGGTTCGCTCGGATCAGATAATCTCGCTACCATTACGGGAGGCGCCATTGCTGCCATCCAGCAGCAGAAGATGGTTAATGATAATCTTCAGAAGCTTCGAGAAGAGGATAAGATCAGCGAACAGGCATACCAGGATGCCAAGAAACAGATGAATCAAGAGACCTATAAGAATATTGCAGCCATAGCTGGTGCAGCCTTCAGTAGTATCAGCAGTATGATGGGAGCAGCTTCAGCCTACTCTCAGGCATGTTCCGACCTGGAGGTAGCCAAGATTCAGGCGAACTACGACAAGCAGATTTCTGCGGCCGGCAATAATTCTGCCAAGAAGAAGCGACTCGAAGCGAAACGAGACAAGGAGATTTCTGCGGCAAAGACTAAAGCTAACAAGAAAGCGATGAAAATAGAGATTGCTCAGGCAGTCGCTTCTACCGCTATGTCGGCTATCAATGCCTACTCTTCAGCTGCAGCAATCCCTACAGTGGGCCACATCATCGCCCCTATAGCCGCCGGACTCGCTACTGCTGCAGGTATGCTTCAGATTGCCACAATAAAAAAACAGCATCAGGCAGAGGCAGCAGGATATTATGAGGGCGGTTTCACTGGTCCCGGTCATTGGAAGAAAGAAGCTGGCGTGGTTCATGCAGGCGAGTTCGTGGCGAATCATAACGCTGTGAATAATCCTCAGCTCCTTCCTGCCCTTCAGCTCATCGATGCAGCACAGCGCAATAATACCGTGGCATCGCTCACAGCCCAAGACGTAAGTCGTGCCATGGGAACTGGCAGCGCTGCCGTTGTTGCACCTGTTGTCAATGTTAATGCAGACAACGAACTGGTAGGTGCATCTCTCGATAACGTGAGTTCAACCATTGAAAGGCTCAATGAGCAGCTCAACCTGGGCATCAAATCATACGTGGTCATTACGGGTCCAGATGGTTTCGACCGCAAATGGAGTCAATATCAGAAAATGAAATCAAACAAATAGTCTATGATTACATGTGTTATTAATGGTATGGCAGCCTATCCGGCTGCCAGCCAATCCATCAAGTTAACATACGCCAACCAGTACGTCACGGATGATGGAGAATATTCATACGACATTAACTTCCCGATGTCGATTATGGATAACCGTAGAGTTTTCCACAATGTGAGCCGCTTCGATGTATCTAAGGTTACCCAGAAGTTTGATGACTGCAAACTGTACGTGAGCGGTCGTTTGATTCTATCGGGTGTAGGAACCATCATCAGCGTAACGGAGGCTGAAATAAAACTGCAGATTGTGGGCGGAAAATCCCGCATCAAGTATAATGACAGGATGACCAAGCATTATATCGATGAAATCGCAACATTTGGCACAGCTGACAAACCTGGTTATACTGTCGACAAGGGCTGGTCTCAGGGATTTAAAAACCTTCAAAAGATCAATGACATCTATAGACTTGATGAAGATAAGTCGAAGTTCCTGGGAGTAGAAGGTAAATGGTGTTTCGTACCTGTACGGGACGAAACAAATGATATGATTGCTAATTTTGTTGGAGTGGATAAAACTAAGCAGTTCATCGGCTACAATGCGCCATTTGTCATGAACTTGGCTGTTCAGCCCAACCTGATGTACATATTTCGCAAGGTGGTGGAGTACGAAGGATATACGCTCAAGCGCAATGACTTTGACTGCAAACCATGGAATCTCCTGTATATCGCTTCAGCCTACAAGACCCGTGAGCTTCGCAAGGCGCTTCCTCACTGGTCCAGTTATACCTTTATCGAAGAATTCCGGAAACTCTTCAATGCCACCATCGTTTTTGACGATATTAAGAAGACCTGCTCAGTCATCAACGCATCAGAACTGACAACCGCAGATTCTGTAGAGATCGAGCCTTTGGATGAATACACTACGGATTACGATGAAGATGGATCCTTATCCACGTCATCTACAGCAAACCTGGAGTATAATCTGGGAGATTCCGCCAATAGAGATAATTACGAGGTTATCAATAAAAAAGTTTTCGATAATTTTGAGATAGTTCATAGTGCAGAAACCTGGGGACCTGATTATCAGTTCAAAGGGACAACACTGTCATGGTCTGAAAAACAAAAACGACAGACCATCATAGAGCATAATGGTAGTTACTACATATATGTAGAGAATGAGGACGGTTCGAAAACATGGCAAATGGCAGGCGTTTGGTCACCATTAATCAGGGACAGATCTTCGGATGATTATGTCAATCTGAACATATCTCCTGTAGCACAAGTTGTAGAAGATATCAATTTCAAATCAGCATTCATAGGCGAAGATAATTACTACGAGAAGCGATGTCTTCTGTCAATACCTAATGATAAGGAGCCGGATTCCAAGGAGAGCGATGTTGATGATGACGGATATAGCTACACATCCGTGCAGGATGCGATAGAAGATGAGTCAACGCTCGACAAATCCGAAGATGATCAGGAATGCATGAATATATTCTTCATTATTCCAGGAGAAGTACAAGTAGACAACAAATTTGGTTGGGTTAGAACGAAGTCTAGGTGGCCAAAATTCAAAACCGACTACCGAATAAACAAAAAATATTGTGGTAGTGTTGTAGGAGGTTTTGGTAATGGTGGTGGAGGTTCTTTCAAAGAAGAGTATCCTTACTCTCTGTCGATTTGCGCGAAATCGACCAATGATGTTGCTCTGAGCAGCTTGCATGATAATGGTCTCAAGATCGACAACAAGAACTGTCTCCAGGTTAAGTTCAAAAGCGAAGTCATCCCTGATCCTTCCAACACCTACATCATACACAACAAGAAATATGTATGCGAAAAAATCGAGTTGGAAGTCAAGGATGACCAGATAGAGCCAATCTTCGTTGGCTACTTTTACATGATGTCGTAATCTCCGAGGAGACTAAAGCCCACCTTTAAAGTGCTTAGTCTCCTCGTTTACTTTCATCTGATTCTTGATATAGCGATTAGTCACAGATATATCGGAGTGTCGTGCCTGCTCCTTAGCAACAACTATACCTTGAGCATTAGCCAAGTCTCTAATGCCGGTATCTTTCAAACTGTAGAACTGATACTCCTTAGGAAAGCCTATGGCATCACGCATCTTGCCCCACTCTACTCGCAACTGATTATAAGCCGCTCTCTTTTCACCAGGTTTCAGACTCTTTCCGAAAATGTAGCAATGGCTAGGATGCTCGAAGATCTTCAGTTCTATCATCAGCTTCAGGATTTCATCATTAAGGGCAACCATTCCGTCCTTGCGGTTCTTACTGATGGCAGAACTGATAAAGACAGTCTGATTCTTGATAGATACATCTCCGATCTTTATCTGGGTCAACTCATTCGGACGGATGAAAGTATAATACTCAAAGAGACAAGCCAGAAGGAAATGCTTGTCATGAGTATAGAGATAATCCTTCATCTTCTTGAGAGCTCCAGGAGTCAATGGATTCCGGAACTTCTCTGTTTGCGCAATATTGCGAATATCGATGGCAGGATTCTCGGAAATATACTTTCGATCCATCAGCCAAGTACCGAACGAGACAAACCAGGAACGATAGTTATTCCTGGTTGTAGCTGATACATCACGATCATACATCAGATGATCCAGGAAGTCAATGGCAAAGGCTCGGTCTATCTGATAAGCATATTTGATACTCCTACACTCCTCTATGAAGGTTTCGAGCATCTTGAGGCGGCTGAGATAGTCAATAGAGGTCTTTTCCTTCATCGACTTTTTATTAGTCATCGACTTAATATAATCTCTATATCTACTAAAAATTATTGGTATTTCCGTAAATTGGCGCGACTGGTCAGCATTCACCCATGGGTTCCATCCTGCTGTCAATTTCGCAGTAATATTGTGAATAAGAAGACTGCCCATCATACGCTTTTTATGATCAGACTTATACTTGTTGAGCATATACTTCTTGCGCTTCATTACACCGGAAACTGGGTCACGAGCATAAAAGTCAACATACCAGTACCCGCCCTTGGTATGCAACACAGGAAGCGTGAATCCTACTATTTCACGCGAACTCAAAAAATCGATTTCTTTTGCATTCATTTTTTTTCATTGTCCGTTTTACTGGCCAATGATATTAAACATCTGCTAAATCTAAAAAGTCCCGTTTCTAAAACGGAAAATCGGATAAGAATGTTGAAACCAACTTCTTACCCGATCATTGTTGCGGCGGCAAGACTCGAACATGCGACCTCCAGGTTATGAGCCTGGCGAGCTACCAACTGCTCCACGCCGCGATATAATCAATTCATTTCTGAATAGCGAGTGCAAAGGTACAACTTTTTTCGATAACCGCCAAATATTTCTAGCAAAAAGTTATCTAATTAACAATGTTTTAACACTTAACAAGAAAAATGTAGTGATAAATGATAAATATCACCACAAATAGCTAATAAAAGGTTGTCTATCTAAAAAACAGAAAGAGACAGAAAACAAAATCCGACCTATCCCAGCGGGACAGATCGGACATATCAAAAATCAATTACTTTTTCAAAAGCTTCATGACCTTCTCAAAATAGCGCTGGGTTCTCTTCACACTGTAGTGATTTCCACCATTCCAGGCACGAATCGCCTTCTCAATGCTATTAAGAGGATTGTGGACAGACTGCATCAGAAGAAACATCTCCTTAGATTTAGAAATACTATATCTATCTGCTAATGTGTAACGCTTCTTACTCTTCCTTTTCTTCAAGATGTCATTACACTCTGCCACTAAGATTGGGGTAATCTGCATAACACCAACAGAATTACCACTCTTTGCTTTGGGGTTACCCTCACTCTCTACCTGGATAATCGCTTCCATCACTGGAGTCCAATCGAAATCATTAGTAGAGGATACATTTCCATTTGTAGCAGCCGACGCTGTACATACTTTCATAACCAGCACCAAGATGCTGACCAATACCATTGTTATTCTCTTCATATTTTTTGTTTTATGGAACCTGAAAAGCTGAAATACAACATCAGTGATTTCGCGGTGGCAACTTGTGAGAAAAAGAAAGGCTGCTCACCTCAGTTCCGTTAGATACCTTAACGGATACCAATCTATGCGAAAACGCATAAACATGCTATCCTTATTCTTATCGTTTGCAAAGGTACAAAAAAAAATCGAAATATGCAAGTAATCTATTGATTATCAGCGCTTTTTTGAAGTTTTTAAACACTTTATAACAAAACGTCTTGACCTTAATCAAGCAGAAAAAAGGTAAAAAGGTAAAAAAGTAAAAGGGTAAAAGAGTAAAAAGGTAAAAGGAAAAACAGCTAAAAGAATCTGCGCCATCTGCGAATTGAAAATCGGCGGCCGAAGGGAAAGCCAAATCTGCGTGACAAAAAAACAATCAGCATAAAAAAAGCAATCAGCGTGAGAAAACAAAATCCGCATGAAAACAAAAAAGCCCCGACTACTTTCGTAATCGAGGCTTCTGATAAAAGAAGGCGGCTACCTACTCTCCCGCATTGCATTGCAGTACCATCGGCG